CTCATCCGCCGTTCAGCGCCGATTTCCACGAGGGATTGCCATGACCAAGCAGAATTTACACACGCGTTGCAAATCGGAGAATGCCTATGATAGATATTAGGAAAGATAGGTTAGGGCAGCTGAAGGATCTACTGGAAACGCTGGCGGATAAGATAAACGAAGATCCAGGCGCGAGAGATATGGCTCAGCTGGCGAAGCAGTACAGAGAAACACTGAAGGAAATTGAAGAACTGGAGGGTAACGATGGCACGGAAGACGAAATCGGAAAGCTCCTTAGCGAATAGGTTCGGTTCTCAGGAGCCGACAGTAAGGATAGCTCCTAAGTATGATGCTACAGAATTGAGAGCGGTCAGGCTATTAAAGGCAGGTGGACTCCTCTTAGATCCGTGGCAGAGCGACATTCTGGATGATTGGATGGCATATAATGCTGGTGGAAAGTGGGTAAGCAAGACCTGCGGCGGCTCTGTTCCGAGACAGAACGGCAAGTCTCTCCTCGTACAAGGCAGAGCAGATGTTGGAATGCTGACCAGAGACGAGAGAGTAATCTATACGGCACATCTCCAGAAGACAGCTACGGAGACATTTGAAGAAATGGCAGCCTTTTTTGATCAGGACTGCTTTAAAAAATATTTGAAGGATATTAAGACTGCGATAGGCAGGGAGCAGATCATATTGAAGTCTGGAGCCAAGATTAAGTTTTTAGCCCGGACAAGAAATGGCGGACGAGGCCAGCACGGAGACTTGTTGATTTTCGATGAAGCACAAGAGCTTGACGATAATCAGCAGTCTTCTTTTATTCCTGCAATATCCGCAAGTCTTAATCCCCAGACTATCTATGTTGGAACTCCTCCGGATGATCCGACCACTGGAACAGTCTTCAGAAAGATTCGACAGGATGCGATTGATGGAAAGACAAAATCAACCTCGTGGTTCGAGTATTCCATACCGAAGATCGTGAATGTCGGAGATCCGGACCTGTGGTTTGCTACAAATCCCGCTTTAGGGCGAAGGATTCAGCTGACAACAGTGGAAAGTGAGCTGGAACAGATGGCTGAAGACACGTTCGCAAGAGAACGACTCGGCTATTGGAGTCCGATTATCATTCAGCATCTCGATTATGCTATTGATTCAAGAGTCTGGGACGCATGCCGAAGTGATGAATTAAAGCCAGAAGGCAAAACGGCTTACGGAATAAAATTCAGTGCTGACGGCTCAGAGGTCTGCTTATGTGGAGCGGTCATTCCGCAGGAGGGAGTTCCAAGAATATCCCTTATTGAGAGACGGCCTACTGGTCTTGGCACTCAATGGCTTGCCGACTGGCTTAAGGTGAGATATGACAAGGCCTGCTGCGTGGTCATAGACGGGCGCAACGGCGTTGATGTATTGATAGATAAGATAGTTGACGTTTGGAAATACAAGGGCTCTGTTATAAGGCCTACAGCGAAGGATATGATCGCGGCGGTAAGCCTTCTGATGGATTCCTTGAGTGAACAAACAGTAAGCTGGTATTCCGGACAAACAGATCTGCGAGACAGTGCCACAATGTCGACCAGAAGAGCAATTAGCGGCGGTTGGGGGTTCGGCGGTGAAAATTCCTCTCCAATTGAGGCTTGCGCTCTGGCCCTGTGGGGCTGTAAGAACTCCAAGAGGAATCCAGGCAAGAAGATGAGAATCGGTTAAGGAGAAAGAGATGCTAACGTTATCAGCAATAAATATTAAAAACTTCCCACTGAGCGAAGTCGACAAGCTGACGCAGTTGTTAAACAACTATAACTCGCACATGTACAAGAATCAGCAGAAGGACAAGTATTATGAGGGTAATATATCTCTCGGCTCTGTTAATCTTGGAATTGCTCTCCCTGAGACGCTGAGAGGACTGGAAATAGGCTGCTCTTGGGGCGCTAAAACGGTCGACGTGCTGGCTGCAAGGTCTATGTTCGATGGATTCGTTGGAGCTAACGGAAATGAAATCGAGGACGTTGACAGGATAGCTGTTGCTAACAATCTGATAGCAGAGTACGAAAAAGCTTGCAGGGATGAGCTGAAGTACGGATGCACATTTGCCACTCTTTCAAAGGATGATGAGATAGGTTGTAAGATACGTTTTCACAGCCCTCAGACAGCTTCAGCCCTTTGGGATGGAGAAAAGGGAAGAGTCAGTTGCGGATTCGCTATAATCGACACACAGCCGAACAACGAGGATGATTCAACATGGATGCCTACTCTGATCTATTACTATACAGATACGGCTGTTTGGGTAATGCGTGAAAGCTATGGTGAATGGATAGCAGAAGAATATCCTCACAAGATGGGCAGACCGCTCATAGAGCCTCTTATATGGAATGCGACAAGCAATAAGCCTTTTGGACGTTCAAGGATAAAAGAGCCCATCAGAAGGCTTATAGACGGGTATGTGAGGACAATAGCGAATGCTACGATAGGCTTGGAGTTTGCTACATCACCGCAGAAATATTTGTTAGGTGTCACGGATGAGCAATACGATGTAATCATCAATCAGAAGTTTAAACAGTATGTCGGAAGCATATTAGCAAGCACCAATAATCCCGAGACAGGCGAAAAGCCGACATTCGGACAGCTTACACAAGGCTCTATAACTCCACACGTTGAGATGATCCGAGTTCTGGCAACGCAGTTCTCGGCGGCAACAGGATTATCTGTCACAGATACCGGAGTTGTTAACGATGCGAACCCGACAAGCTCCGATGCAATACTTGCACAGAGTCAGACCCTTATAGCAATGGCTGAACAGCTTAATATCGGAAATGGTGTTGCACTCAGAACGATAGCTCTCATGGCTTTGGCAATAGCCAACAACGTATCACTCAATGATCTGAGCAAAGAACAGAGAGATATCATGGCACACTTCAAGAATCCGGCAATGCCATCTGTGGCAATGACAACGGATGCGGCTATTAAGATAGCATCAACAAGACAGAGCTTTGCAAATACTGATACATTCCTTGAAATGATAGGCTTTGATAAGGCAGATATAAGAAGAATCAAGGCACAGGAAAGAATGAATAGAGGATTGGAGTTAGCAGGAAGCATTGAATGAGATATCTGAGAAAACTTGGAAAGCCTATATTGAACGGCTGAGAAAAATCAATAATGCCGCCGCTGAAAAAGTGACAGGATGGCTGAATGTTTACGGAGTGATGGAAGGCGGAAAAATCAGCCCCCTTTTGTCAGTTGATATCTATGACAGAAACCTCATTGATTATTGCTATTATGTCGTGCAGGAATACGGAACAGCTTCGGCGGCTATGTCGGGGGCAATGTATGAAGCTCTTGCAGACCTTGAAGGAGTGACAGTTCCGGCGGCAATGCTTGCTGAAAATGCAGACGTTGGAGAGGTAGCGAAGACCATCAACGGAGTGCTGAAGCATTCCAATAATCCCGAAGAGCTGTCAAGTGCTGTCGGCAGGCTTGTTAAGAGAGCAGGAGCAGACACTACACTCATCAATGCCGAGAGAGACGGGGCACAGTTCGCTTGGATACCGATGGGCGATACTTGTGCATTCTGTATCACGCTTGCATCGAGAGGATGGCAGAGAACAAGTGCAAAAGCCATGAAGGACGGACACGCAGAGCACATCCATTCAAATTGTGATTGCAATTATTGCGTGAGATTCAATGAATCAACCACCGTTGAGGGGTATGACCCCGATGCATACTATGAAATGTATGAGAATGCAGAAGGATATACTCCGAAAGAAAAGATAAATGCCATGAGAAGAGAGTTCTATGCAGAAAACCGAGAAGAGATAAATGCTCAGAAACGGATGGCATACCAAAAGCGGAAAGAGCTGAACAGCTCCGAAGCAACAGAAACGAATATAGATTAATTCAACATCCGAGAGGATGTTTTTTTAATGCCAACTTACGGCTTAGTAAGGAAATTTACTCTTAGGAGGTCTAAAAAATGGAAACTGTTGAAACACAGGAAAAGACATTCACACAGGAAGAGGTGAATGCAATCGTATCACAAAGACTTGAGAGAGACAGAGCAAAATATGCCGATTATGACTCACTCAAGGAGAAGGCAACAAAATTCGATGAGATGGAAGAGGCAAGAAAGACAGAGCTTCAGAAGGCAACGGAGAAAGCTGAGAAGCTTGAGGCAGAAATCAACTCAATGAAAGAGGCAGAGACCATCAGAACGATGAAGGAGCAGGTTTCTAAGGAGACAGGTGTTCCGACAAGCCTTCTTACAGCATCATCTGAGGAAGAGTGCAGAAAACAGGCACAGGACATCCTCGGATTTGCAAAAGTCAATGGCTATCCTCAGTTGAAGGATGGCGGCGAAGTAACAAAAGTAAGTAAACCAACAACCCGACAGCAGTTTGCTGAATGGGCAGAAAAGAACCTATAAGGAGGAAAACAATATGGCAGTTGTAGGCATACCAACAAACAGAACATCAATCGACCTTCCTGTTGACGTATCGAGAGAGATTATCGCAAAGACACAGGAAGCATCAAAGGTAATGCAGTTAGCAAGACAGATAGAGCTTCCGGGAAAAGGAGCGGCTATCAATGTTATCACAAGTGATCCAGAAGCGGCTTGGGTTGGAGAGACAGCGAAGAAGCCTGTATCTAATCCGGGACTTGCTACTAAGGTAATGAGAGCTTATAAGCTTGCAGTTATCGTTCCGTTCTCAAACGAGTTCAGACGTGACGTAGCAGCTCTCTATGATGCTTGCATCAACAGACTTCCCGGCGCTCTCGGTAGTAAATTCGATAACACAGTATTCGGCGGCACACAGGCACCGGGCTCAGACTTCGACACTTTCGCAAATGTAACAGCACAGGAGATCAAGACCAATACATATGACGGACTTGTTGCGGCAGATACGGATATCGCAACACACGGCGGTATCGTTAACGGCTATGTAATCAGCCCACAGGGAAGAGGAATCCTTCTCGGAGCAAAGGACGGAGACGATAGACCACTCTTTATCAACTCTGTTGCTGAAGGTGCTATCCCGATGATTCTCGGAGCAAGAGTTGAGCAGTCAAAGGCGGCTTATATTCCGGGCAACGCTTCCGCATCACCTGCTGTTCCGGCAAAGGTAGGATTTGTCGGTGATTGGACACAGGCAATGTACGGAACAGTTGAGGGAGTTGTTATTGACTTCTCAAGTGATGCTACACTCGATCTTGGAGAAGGTGAGACAATCAACCTCTTCCAGCAGAATATGTTTGCAGTAAGAGCAGAAATCGAAGTCGGATTCCGTGCTGACACTTCTGTATTTAACGCTCTTACAGCGGCTAATTGATGATTAAATTCATCAACGCTTCTACCGGCACGACAATGTGGGTAGCGGATGAGAGGAAACAGGAATATCTTGAGGCAGGTCACAAGCTTGCCTCAGTTCCTTCCTCAATAAAGCCTACTAAGACCGAAGAGAAGAAGGAAATACCAAAGACTAAGAAAAAGTGAGGTGAATGTGATGGCTTATGCAACAGTAGCAGACGTACAGGCTCGGATGGTCAGAACACTTTCCGAGGGTGAAGAGGCAGTCTGCACAAATCTCTTGGATGATGCAGCAGTCATTATTGATGCCTTTAATAGTTCGGCAAGCGCAGATGCAAAGAAGGTTGTTTCTGTAAGGATGGTTATACGGTCTATTGGAGACGGGGAAACGACTGGCATTCCAATGGGGGCTACTCAGGGTTCAATGAGTGGTCTGAGCTATTCGCAGAGCTGGGCTATTGGAAGTGGCGGCGGAGCTGGTGAACTGTACCTTGGAAAGCTGGATAAACAGCTTCTGGGATATGGAAACAAAATCGGCTCCCATTCACCAATTGAAGATTTAGGAGGAAGCCATGAAGGGAACAACAATCCAGTTGGTTAAAAAGACCATAACTTCTTATGATGACTTCGGCGCTCCTATTTATTCAGAGGAACTTATTGATGTTCCGGATGTACTCGTTGGAAATCCATCAACCAATGACATGGTAAATACCTTGAGCCTGTATGGAAAGTATATTGCTTTTGTTCTGGGCATTCCAAAGGGTGATGCGAATGATTGGACGGACGCAGAGGTCATCATCTGGGGCGAAAGATATAGAACAATAGGTTATCCCGAGACTGGAGAGCCAGAGAACATTCCTCTCCGCTGGGGAAAGAATGTAAAGGTGGAACGTTATGGCTAAGAAAGTCGAGATAAAACTCAATTCAGCCGGCATTCAGGAACTTCTTAAATCGGCGGAAATTGCAAACGCTTGTATGCAAGCTGCACGATCAGTTCAAGCGAAGGCCGGGGATGGATATGAGGTGCAGTCTCGTACTTATCCAGAACGTACCGGAGCGGCAGTTATAGCCGTTTCCAAAGAGGCCATCAAGGAGAATCTTGAGGATAATACATTGTTAAAGGCGTTGTCATGATAGAGAAGATTATCTTAAATTACCTAAATTCAGTGCTGGAAGTTCCAGTTTATATGGAAGAACCAGCAAACAAGCCAAGCAGCTTTGTTGTTGTGGAAAAAACGGGTTCTGGTAGACAGAATTATATCTTTTCCGCCATGATAGCCATTCAGTCTTATGGAGAGTCACTGTATAAGGCGGCAGAACTCAACGAGGCTGTCAAAGAAGCCATGTTTGGCATTTTATCCGTTAATGAAGTAGCAAGCATCCGACTTAATTCGGATTACAACTTCACGGATTCAGCAACAAAACGATACAGATACCAGGCGGTATTTGAATTAACACACTATTAGGAGGTTAAGGCATGAGTACAGTAAATTCAGCTCACGTTTCAGCTGGAAAGCCTAAGATCACAGGCGCAATATACAGAGCACCACTTGGAACCACTCTTCCGACAGATGCTACAACAGATCTTGCTGAAGCATTTAAGAATATGGGTTACGGTTCTGAGGATGGTCTTGTTAATAATAACACTCCTGAGTCAGAGAGCATTAAGGCATGGGGCGGTGATACCGTTCTCACAGTTCAGACAGGCAAGGAAGATACATTCGGCGTTACTCTTATTGAGGTTACTAACATCGATGTTCTCAAGGCTGTTTATGGAGCCGATAATGTTTCCGGAACTCTTGAGGATGGAATCGAGATCAAGGCAAACGCTAAGGAGCAGGAAGCAGCTTCTTGGGTCATCGATATGGTTCTTAAGAACAGCGTTAAGAGAGTAGTTATTCCAGAAGGAACCATCACAGAGATTGGAGAGATTTCATATACCGACAGTTCCGCAATCGGATATGCTCTGACAATAACAGCTGTTCCTGATGCAAACGGCAATACTCATTATGAGTATATCAAGGGAAGCGCTCCGACACTTTAAGCAAAGGAGATGGGATTAAATGATAGGAAAGACAAATAGTGGATTCAGCTTTGATATTGATGAGCAGAAGCTCGATGATTACAAGCTGATGAAAAAACTCAATGATGTTTCTAACGGTCAATCTGGAAAGATTGTTGAAGTCATTGGAATGCTTTTGGGACCAGATCAGGAAGAGAAGCTGATGGAACACGTTGAAAAGCTCAATGATGGAAAATGCAGCGCAACCGGAATGATCGCAGAGCTTGAATCAATTTTCGAGGTCTTAAAAGGAAAAAACTCCTCATCCTCGCCCACATGATCAACGAAAACGAGGACGCATTGATATGTGATCTCGCTGAAACGTATGGCATATATGATTACAGGTCGTTACCAGCAAGAACGGTAGCGACCTTGGCTGTGGGATTGAGGAATGATTCAAGGATTAAAATGTATCTAAGCGGGGAGCCGTTGACTTTTGATCAGTTGATGATGGTCAAAATATACGACCTGTTGAACTGGCTTGCTTGGACAAAGACGAAAAGAGCCGAAAAGGGACAGGGAATGCCGGAACGCTTAGAAGACAGAATACGAAAGAAAATGCTTGAGAAGTCGGATGTTGTTCAGTTCGAGAGCAGTGAAGACTTCAAGAAGGCACGAGATAAATTATTAAAGAGGATAAACAATGGCTGATTTAGCTACTGCTTATGTGCAGATTATACCAACTACAAAAGGAATAAAGGGAGAGCTTGAAAGCACTTTAGGCGCTGAAGCAGAGTCAGCTGGAGAATCCGCCAGCGGTAGATTTGGAACTGGAATGAAGAAGGCGGGTAAGCTTATAGCTGGCGCGGCTGCTGTAGGTTCTATCGCAATTGCGGGGCTTACAAAGAGCGCTGTATCAAGTTACGCCGAATATGAACAGCTTGTTGGCGGTGTTGAGACGTTGTTTGGAACTCAGGGAATGAGCATCGAACAATATGCCCAGAACGTCGGAAAGAGCGTTTCCGAAGTTCAGGACAAGTACGCGTCTCTTAGTAACGCTCAAGAAGATGTATTCAAGAATGCGTCTGAAGCATACATTACAGCGGGAATATCTGCAAACGATTATATGGAGCAGGTTAACTCAACCGCCGCTGCAATGGTTAGCTCTTTAGGCGGAGATACTGAAAAAGCGGCAAAACTCGCAGATCAGGCAATCATTGATATGTCAGACAATGCCAATAAGATGGGAACGTCCATGGAAAGCATCCAGAATGCCTATTCGGGATTCGCTAAAGGCAACTTTACGATGCTGGATAACCTCAAACTGGGTTACGGCGGAACGAAGGAAGAAATGGAGCGACTGCTTGAAGACGCAGAGAAGATTTCTGGCATTCATTATGATATATCAAGTTATGCGGATATTACTGAAGCTATACACGTTATGCAGACGGAAATGGGTATAGCAGGAACTACCGCTGAAGAAGCACAGGGAACCATTTCTGGCTCGCTTAATATGTTAAAGGCATCTTGGGAAAACATGATGGTTGGAATGGCAGATAGCGGAGCCGATTTTGATGGGTTAATGGACCAGCTGGTCACATCAGCAGAGACTGTAGGAACTAACCTTCTTCCAGTTATCGAAAAAGCCATTACTGGAATTGCTAAACTTATATCAGGGCTTGCTCCGAAAATAGTGGCAATGCTTCCGTCGCTGATCAGCTCTCTTGTACCTGCGTTGATGACTGCGTTAATGGGACTTGTTAATGCGATAATTACTCAGCTTCCAAGCATATTACAGGCAGTGCTTGATGCAGCCATGGAAGTTCTGAAATCTTTCGGCGATATGCTTCCGGAATTGATTCCATCGATTATTCAAATGGTTCTTGGAATAGTTGACGCAATTATAGCTAACGCAGGATCTATGATCGAAGCTGCATTAGCGTTAATAACTGGACTTGCTGAAGGTCTTTTAGCAGCGGTCCCTATTATAGTAGAACGTTTACCTGGAATAATTCAGTCGATTATTGAGGCATTAGTTGCTAACATCCCGCTCATAATTGAGACCGGTATTCAGCTGTTTGTTGCTCTTGTGGAAAATCTTCCAGCAATTATCGAGGGAATTATTACAGCTATTCCAGAGATAATAGCAGCTATACTTGAATCGCTCGCACAGCTTGCACCACAGCTTGCGGCACTCTTCCAAGGTGCATGGGAAATGATCACGACAATCTGGAGTGTTGCAATCGGATTCTTCCAAGGCATCTGGGACGGAATCACCTTGGTCTTTTCTGTAGTCGGAGAAGTATTAAGCGGATTCTTCCAGGGAGCTTGGGACCTAGTTCAGGGAATATGGAATGTTGCTGTAGGCTTCTTTAGCGGAGTTTGGAGTGGCATTACAGCAGTCTTCAGCGGAGTTGCAAGCTTCTTCAGTGGAGTATTCAGCGCTGCATGGAATGCTATTACAAGTATATTTAATAAGCTCGGAAGCTTCTTCAGTGGTGTTTGGAATGCCGTTGTATCTATTTTTAGAGATGCGGGTGTTGCTGTCGGAGATGCTATCTCTGGAGCCGTTCGTGGGGCTGTTAACGCGGTCCTCGGCGGTGCTACAAGGATAATCAATGGATTTATTTCCGCCATCAACTTTGCAATCGGAGTTATCAATGCAATTCCGGGTGTTAGTATATCACCGATTGGATATCTTAGTGCGCCAGCTCTGGCACAAGGTGGTATCTTGGAAAAAGGTGAAATCGGACTTCTGGAAGGCAACGGAGCAGAGGCTGTAGTTCCACTTGATCAGAATAAGGCATGGATTCATGCAGTTACAATGGACTTTATGTCAGAGCTTCAGAGTCAATATGCTTCTGTCAGATCTGTGGCTGGTTCGCCGGTTGGAGGATCTGCAAACGGTGATATATCCATGGATGGCGCCTGGAACAATGGCAACATCATTATTCCGGTATCTATCGGAGGCAGACAGATTGAAAGAATAGTAATTGATGCAGAACGCATTAATGCCCTCAGAACAGGAGGCAGATGATGTTAGGATCAGATTATATACAGATAAATTCCATTTCTTATACCCCTTCCAACTTTAGTTATGCCCTGCATGCGGATGAGGATGTTTTCAAGTCCGCTGCAGGGACTGACCTGGTTAATGTGGTGAGGCTTGATAAGCATGTATTCACACTGTCCTGGGAGGGCATAGATTCTGATTTGTTAGATCAGATTGAGGCATTATGTAAGGAGCCTACAGTTACATTGACATATAGACTGCATGATTATACTTGCAGGGCTCGCGGCATATCTCCTCAGTTGCTTAACAAGTCATATAAATACAGGAGGTCAGATGGCCTCTGGAACATACAAATAACACTGACAGAACTATAAGGAGTTAACATGTACAGTGTATCGAATAACTACTTAAATCAAATAAGAAAACCTTATTCCAGAAGAAGCCTGAAAGGAACTATCGGAGTTGTGAACTTCACTCATGATGATGTCCTGTCGGGCTCTTTTTCTGTATCTAATCAGTGCAGTGATACCAACGAGGTAACTATTGGTTCCGTGTATATGGGGGAATTGGAAGCCACCTTTAGAGCAGACCTTGTTCCTAGGAACCAGTGGAAGGGCGCTGTTATAACGGTGCAGGACGGATTATATATAGATGTTACGCATAGTTATGAATATATCCCACTCGGAGTATACACCATTGATGATGCAAAGATAGATAAGCACGGCATCAAAGTTCACGCCTATGACCATATGATCAAATTTGAAAAGGAATGGAACATATCAACCACGATAGGATCTCCTTATTCCATATTGAGGATGCTGTGTTCCGACTGTCAAGTTGGCTTAGGCATGACTCAAGCACAGATTGAAGCGCTTCCGAATGGTACACAGTCATTAGCGCTGTATTCGGAAAATGACTGTGAGACTTACAGAGATGTGCTGTTCTGGCTGGCTCAGACCTTGTGTGCATTTGCAACCATTGGAAGAGATGGAAAGCTATACCTCAGAACATATGGCCAATCAGAGCTTGATTCAATCAGTACAGGGCTTCGGTTTGAGGATAATGAGTTCTCAACATATCAGACTGGTTATTCCGGTATAGGACTGACCAATGTGGATGACAAGGAATATATATATGTGTCAGAGGGACAGGACAATCTTTTGAGCTATAACCTTGGAGCTAATCCCTTCATGCAATATGGCACCAAGTCAACGCGCAAGTTAATGATGCTCAACATTCTGAGACAGCTGAAGCTGATTGATTATGTACCATTTGAGACCAGCCTGCTACACTGCCCGGCTTATGATTTAGGAGATGTGATCCAGTTTACCGGAGGTATAGCGGATGATACCAAACACTGCTGCATCATGTTTTATGAATATAACTTTGAACATTATGCTGCGGAGGGCTTCGGAGCAAACCCTGCACTTGCAACAGCAAGGAATAAGACCGATAAGGACATAGCAGGGCTCATGTCCAAGACGGATAAAAACAGCCTTCAGATGTACACCTTCAAGAATGCCGAATCCGTGACTGTCAATGACAATGAGGAACAGGAGCTTATATATATAAGGTTCGCCACGATGGAAGCAAGGATGGTCACATTCCAAGCGGAAATCCTTGCGGATGCGGATGCCACATTGGAAGAGATAGAGGCAAAGGTTAAATACTACTTTGACGGAGCGGAAGTCTTAGATTATCAGCCAACGGAAACATGGTCAGAGGATGGAAAGCATATAATCAACCTCTATTATGTCATTGATGTTGAGCCGAATACTCTGTACAGATGGCAGGTGGCACTTGAATCACTCGGAGGCTCTATAACGGTAGACCAAGGACACGCAAGAGGCACGATATGGGGACAGGGACTCGTAGCAGTCGGAACATGGGATGGATATATTGATGTTGAAGATACCCTCTCAGCGATTAGCCTTGATAGTATCGGAGTTGATACATTCACAGCTGAAGTTGAATGTGAGGTCATTGTTCCTCATGATATTGAGGTTGAGGATACCATCACAGCGGTTAACCTTGATAGTATTGAGGTTGATACGTTCGAAGCTATCATGTATGTTAACAAGACATCACTTATTGATGAACAGATTACTTGGGGACAGCTCAAGGATGATGAGTCATGGGCAGATGTTAAGGATAAACATGTATGGTAATAAATTAGGTAACTGTTTATTTTATATTCCTTCATTTTCGTGGGTGGTTTGGTGCTAAACTGGATCACTCACGATCCTAAAGAAAAGGAGAGAAAATGGCAACATATACTGATAATTATAATTTGATAAAGCCAAGCTATTCGGAGATAGCTGACGTGGCTACTATCAACACTAATATGAACACGATTGATGATATCATGCACTCCACTCAGGTATCATTAGCCCCGGCTTATGATTCGACACAGACGTACAACACAGATGATGTGGTCATGTATGAATTACTGATGTATAAGTGTAAAGAAAATGGTGTCACAGGCACATGGAATGCTTCAAAATGGGAGCGAACAACAGCAGGAGAACACGGAGGTGGTTCGGATGTAGAAGTTACTCAGATACAGACAGAAGGCAAGGCTGTTGCAAGCATAGCTGTTGACGGAGTAAGTACGGATATATTAGTGCCCGAGCTAAAGGTTTACGGTGAAGCAAGTGGAAGTATAGCGGAATTTGATGATGGCTCGAATAAGCCGATGAGCAAATGCATCGCTGAAATAAAAGCTGTTCAGAGTGGAAGCGGAGACCCATCACCTACGAATGTAAGACCTATCAGTGGATTTACAGAGGCGAACATAGCTGTATCACCTACCACAGATGCACAAGATGGCACTACATACTCCGTATCGTGGGAGTCACAAGCTGGCACAGTCTATGGCGGTACACTTGATGTGGTGAGCGGTGAGTTGGTGGTGGATAGGGCGATGTATGCTGCTGACGGCTCGGAATCTGTGCAATCCGTTCGGTACCATGCAAGCGGTCTATACTTTACCATTGTAAAAGGGGATCTCGGCGCAAAGACAACGAATCCGTTGCTTATCTCAAGCCGATTCAAGGCGCAATCAAACGTTGACGTTGCTGTCGGTAACTGCTACATAACGAGTGCTGGACAACTGCTTGTTGCTGTTCTGCCCGATCAAACCGCTACAACGAAAGAAGCGGCTACACAATGGTTCGCGGACAATCCGACACAGTTTGTCTACGAACTAGCAACCCCATTGACCTACCAATTAACTCCAATTCAGGTCAATTCATTACTTGGAATAAATAAAGTATGGAATGACACGAACGGAGAAACGGAAGTTAAGTATATTCGAAATTTAGATACCACCATCAACCAATTAGTTCAGCATCTTACTTATGGATACGGCGGAACTCCATCATTCAACGGTAATGACGGAGATGTTCACATCGTGCTCAATTCGCTCAATAAAAAGAAGGGCGAGTTCATGTGGCTCAATAATCAGTGGACTTTAATTGAGGGTAGCGGTGAAGTAGCGCTTAAGGTATATGACAACGGAGTTGAGGGAGTAGCTTGGTCAGTAACAGGTGGAACAAAGAACACAGCCGATATATCGCTTACAGTCGGCAGTGGTACATTTACGAACTATGCTATCACGAACAGTGCTGTGAATGTCACTAATTATTCCACCTTAACTGTCATTTGTAGGTATCGTGACCAAAATTATACCAAGGTCATTGACTTGACTAACGAATCAGGGAATAAGTATATATCATTTCTTTACGTCACAGATTCAAGTCACAATGAATGTGCTGTCGGGCTTACTGATACTAGCTCACCAGCTCCTACTTATCGAGTTGACAGCCGAAACGGTGGAACATCCGAATGTATCATGTATTCATGTACTTTAGAGTAAATAGGAGGATAACAACATGAACTTAATTACTATTCAGGAACTAAATGATGGCACAGTTGCTAGAAGTTTATTAGCCTATGAAGATGGCAACTCAGCCATGAGTGCATTTTACTCAACTATGGCTTCATCTGTAGCTAGTGATAAGGTGCTTAAAGCAACGTGCATCATCATGACAGATGAAGGACTTATCATTCGTACTGAGCATTGGGAGAGAGAGGAGTAATCAATGATTAAAGGTCATACTCTTATTGATTTAAAGAATATTCATACCGGTGAAGTTGAACATTGGGAAGATGATAATATGGTAACTAATGCCCTGACTTACTTCTTGGCTCAGGGTGGAATGAC